AAATTAGGAGGGTACATAAACTTGCTTTGACACCCCCTTTAATTTGTGGTATAATAAAAAGTTTGCGGTGAAAAATTGGGAAAATTAACGAAAAATAATTTGTTTTAAATCTTGTTTTTCTTGCTATAGATGTTATACTAATAGTGTAAAGAAATAAGGTAAGAATTTATAGAAAGAGTGTCAATTATGATTCATATTCAAAAGCAAGCCGTTAAACCTAGCTCAGAGGTCCTCTATGAGGTTTTTAAGCGTGGGGAGTATAATCTATCTCCAAAAGATTTAAAACGCTTAGAGCTCAAAAATAGAGCTTCTAAAGCAGTCAAGAAAATTGCAGCACTTTTTGGTGTTTCATTCGCGTTCACATATGTAAACATGATGAATATTTCAACATCAGTTTCAGGAGCCGAATTACGGGCAAACGTCAGTTCGAGTGAAGTACAAAAATCGCGAAGTAATTCAAATAGTGTTTCACATGAAACACAAAAAATCGTACCAGTATATGCAAACATTTGTAAAGATGGTAAATTGATTAATTCGCATGTATACCTTGGAAAAATCGTTTTTAACGGCTCTAAAATAGATGGTAGTCAATTATACTATCCGCAAATTAAAGGCGCTCATATGACCTCTACGCCGCAAATACCGGAATCATGGTCAAAGAGCGATATTATTAATATGAATTTACAATTTGTTTCTAATCCTGTTTCACATGAAACAAATAATTTAAAAAAGGCATACATGCGGGAAGTTTCACATGGAACAAATTTACCTGATCACGAAAGTCATATTACTAAAGCAGAGGGTGAATATTTAGATGCTCATCCAAGTAAGAAGCTTGAATGCTATAAATATGCACGCGCCCGTTATGAAGCATTAGTTGAATCGGGGTATATGAAACCAATTGATCCAGAAGTTTCACGTGGAACAAATAATTCAAAAAAGGCGAATGATCCGGATGTTTCACATGGAACAAATAATTCAAAAAAGGCGAATGATCCGGATGTTTCACATGGAACAAATAATTCAAAAAAGGCGAATGATCCAAAAGTTTCACATGGAACAAATTTATCGGTTATTTTATTAGCTATTCCATTTTTAGGTGTTGGTATTGGAATGATTGTTTTAGGTATAAAACATATGAAATAAGTGGTATAATAGAGCTACCATGAAAAAGAGGTTTTATTATGTTTGCAGATGAAAATGTATTTGATTGTTCGATGTTTGCTGAGAACGTTGATGATGACGTCTTACAAGGTGTTGCAAACCAATGTGATGAAATAGGTTTCAGAGGTTTAAGTAATGTACGCTTACCCTATAATATGGCTATTCCGTTTAGTCAAGGACGGGGAGCTTTATATAAGCAATTATATTCATTCGCTATGAATACCGCTTTAGCCAAGAAAACAAAGTTTGCCAGTGAACATGTTAGAATGATAGAAGAGACTTTAACTGCGACAAGTAATTTTTATACATTTTATAGCCGTCTTAAATATGTGGTTAATGTGTTCGCAGAAAATCCTGGTTTTGTGAATAAGGCTGTATATGGTTTATATGCAAGTGATGAAATTTAGAGGGTTGTAATAATGGGTAAGAGAAAGACAAATGTATACATATTTTTTGATATTGAAACTTTAACCGTTAATCGTAAAGCAGAACCTAAAGAGCAAAAAGTAATGGAATACATCGTTAGTTATAAATATAAATATAAAAGGCACGTATACGAGGGTGTTAAACCAGATTTGACGCAATTTATTAAAATGATATTAGAAAAGGGTTACTCAAAAGTGACCCTTTTAGCGCATAACGGAGAAGGTTATGATTTTGCTTTTTTGCGTCGTGCTTTAATATATGATTTTGGGCTAATACCTAAAAATGCTTACATTAGACAATCAACTAATCATAAATTAGAAAGCAAAATTAAAGATGAAAATGCTAATTATTTACATGTATCTCGTGTAAGATCATCATCACGTACTAATCTTAAATTTAGAATAGGTAAAACAGTTTTTGAAACTAAAGACACTTTACCAATTACACATATGAGCGTGCGGACTATAGGAAGTCTATTAAAAGATCTTAAGTTAGATGATAAAGGTAAGAATGTAAAATTAAATTACGATGATGATTATGCAAAATATGATAAGAAAGAAGATTTATCATATAGTGAATTAAAAAAATATTGCCTTGATGTATATAACCAATTAAATGCGCATGCTAGAGATTATGTAATGAATGATACGCGTGTGATCTATGCGATGTTTTACAATTATCAAAAAATATATGCTGATTCTTATGATCCCACCAAGTTAACTTTATCGCAGAATATCCTAGAACAATACGAGTTAAATAGACTAGCTCGTTTTCAGTTAATTAATCAATTTACTAATGATGAAAATAAATATGAACGATTAGAGTTAACGCAATATTTATTTGAGCGTAATAAAGGCGGCGATTATGAAAATGCGTTTCAATTTATTCATCATTTTTATAAAGGTGGGCTTAATTTTTATAATGATAAATACGTTGGTAAAATGTTAAATGAACATATAGTACATATTGATTTAAATAGTTCTTATCCCACTGTAATGAGATATAGAAATTTCCCAACGTTTTTAATCGATGGGGGTGTAATTAATAAAAAGCTTGAATTAGATAATAGGTTTTATTATTATATACAAATGACTAAAATAGCATTTGAACGTCTTATACTAACAAAAATTAAATCAATTACTATACGTGAAATGTTTGTGAAGTATTTAAATAACAATACTGATTGTGTATATATTCAAACACCACATATTATGTTACTTGAAAAGTTTATAGGCAAACCTATTACATGGCTACCTGTTATAGCATATCTTAAGTTTAAGAGTGAACCATTCGGAGGCTTACAGACTATTCAATATAATTATCAAAAGAAGACAGCTGCTAAAAAGCGACATGCGCCTAAAGGTGAAGTAGCTGGTTACAAAGTTACGCTAAATGGTATTTATGGAATACCAGCTTTGCGACCTTATTTTCCTTTATATGAATACGATGAAAAATTAAATAAAACGGTAAGCGTAAAGGATAAACAGGGCAATTTTGCGTTTAAGAATAGTGAAAGAAATATAACTTTTGCTAGTAGTGTAACCGCGTGGGCGTTACTTCAATTATTAACACCGCTTACATATAATGTTAAGGGAGTTAATAAAAACTTTATTTATTGCGATACCGATAGTATTTTTATGTTTTATAAATATTGGTGTACTATTAAAGATTATGTAGATGTTAATCCATATAATTTAGGTGCATGGGACGAGGAACATCACGATATCACAAATATGTATGTATTAAACCATAAGAAATATTGTTTGTGGTCAAAAGATAATAACAAAGTTGAAGTATTCGCCGGAGGCATTCCGATTAAAGCGTTTCACGCCCAGCAATACAAAGATTTACAATCATTTGTAGACGCAACTTTCCACGATGGTTGTAAAATCAAGAATTTACGGAATGCTTTTACTAAAGATAAAGTAGTTGTATTATATGAAGCAGAAACCGAGATTAATAAAGGTTTTTCCTATAGAAAGCATTTTCCGCGCAATCATGAAGAACAAATAAAAGATGAAATGTTAAGTAACGCAATTAGAGCTATTGCAATTGTGGAAGATCAAAGAATGGAAAATGACCCGCATAATGCGGATACTGCTTTATATTATGAAACTACAATAGGGACGCTCTCAAAAGCGGATTTATATCCCCCGATGTATGATAATGACATAGCATCACGATTGGGGTTTAAACAATTGTTACGCGCGCATAAGTTTATTATGAAACAGGTGTATAATAATTGTGACATTGAAATATTGAGAAAAAAGCAAAAGGAAGTAATGAAATTATGAAATTAACCGAGATAGATTTTTTCTATAATACCCCTTTTAATGATTTTCAAAACTTTATTCATTTTAAGACGGATAAAGAGCGAGATGACTTTTTTACAGGGCGTTATAACATGAAAGTTTATGAACCAGCTAGACGCTTTAATTTTGTAAAAGATCGTTTAGAATTAAGAACCAGACTAACGACGCTTGAAACGTATGGGCTTAATTATTTACGTTTTAGATCAATGTTTGATAATGACCGCTGGTATTATGCTCGTGTTATGAACGTAAGATATATTAATGATGGCGTTACCGCCTTAGATTTAGTTTTAGACGTTGTAACAACCTTTATGCAAGGTGATTTTACTAAGAATTTAGGATTAGTACAAGTTCAAAGAATGAGTTTAGCTAAAAATCATATTTATAAATGGCGTAAATGGCTGATGACTAATAACGATGTATTAAGTTTTCCTAAATCTTACACCAGACAATTTATTGAAGCCTGGAAGAATTATTTTGTTGTGTTTACTACTAGTGTAAGTTTATTAGATGATTTCGGGACCGAGGATGATCCTAAATTAAAAACTAGTGTTGGGCAAACTTATGACGGTATTGTTTCACCTGTTGATTTATATTGTTGTAAATCACAAGATGACTTTACAAGTTTGATGAAATATTTAAAGGATTATCCGTGGATTAGTCAAAATATTAATAACGTAGCTATTATTCCTAGTGAGGTTGTGGACGAGAAAGATTTAGTAAAAGTAACGGACGCAAAACAAGATGGTATTAATTCAGCAAATATTTATCAATTTAAAAACAAGGGTAAAACTAGATCATTTGTTATGAATAATATTACTTTACCGAAAGAAAACTTTGATGAATATTTTAATTTTGACGACTCTATTCCATTTTGGGCACTAAGACAAGAATACGCTAATATTGAGTTAAACGCGTGGAATGGGCAACAAGTAACATTAGCACCCATATTTTTACCAGATTACGGGTTAAAAATGATTGCCCAAAGTACGTTTGGTTATCATAATGAAATACGTTGTTTTCCCGACCAATATAAAGATGACGGGGAAAATAGTATTAATGGCCTTTATCGTGGTACATATATTAATCAAGGTATTACGTTTGACGTATTTGATGACATACCAGTATTAGTTGACAATTATAAACTAGGTAAAGCACAAACCGCCCACCAAAGGGCATTAAATAATGATCGTCAAATATCTAGCCGTATAAGTGATGTTTTGAATCCAAATAAGAGTTTGCAAGATAGATTTTTTAATGCTGTATCACTTACCACGTCTTTAGCTGGGGGCGGTGTTTTAGGTGTTGCTAAAAACGCATTAGGGCAGTTTACAAGTGAATGGGAATATTACCGCGATCAGAACGCAAAATTTGCGGATATGGCAATTAGCGCCCCTAGTATAGGAAGTCAAAATAATTCACAAAGTTTTAATATGAGTAAAGAAATTTTCGGGGTTACAGTTCGTTTTGCAAGTATTGGAACTGAAAACATGGAACGTGTACTTACTTATTACAATACGTTTGGTTTTGATTTTTCAGGGCAATTATTATATCTTGAAAAACCTGACACTTTACCAATGCTTAATTATTATCAATTCGCGGGTAATTGGGTTTTACCAGGTGTTCCACCACAATTTATGGAGCAGTTAAAAGTACAGTGTCAAAACGGTATTAAATTATGGAAAAATAATGGTACTGATAATCCATTTACGCAAAATACACGTTTTAATATGGAGGATTAAAATAATGGCTTTACGTAAAAAGTATACTGATAAGCAGTATCAAAAATTCTTATATACTCCTTATTCGAGTAGTTATGGGTGTAGTGAAGACAAAATATTAAACTACTTTTTTGCTCGTCACCCACCTATTATAAATAACTTTGGACTTACAAAAAGTAATATGGAAAGCACATATATTCCCTTAATTAAAAAGCGCATGGGGAGTGGTGCGTATACCGTATTTCTTGGTTATGTAATACAAGAAGGTGCAACCGGTGGTATAGGTTGGATTAATAACCGCGCTAGATATGGTTCACCTTACCAGCAGCTTGAACAAGATTTGGCTTTAATTAGATCATGTGGTAGAAATCCCAAATTATTTGGCTTAAATCAATCAGCACCAGAAACGGGCTTCATTCCAATTAATGCAACTGGTAAAAGGATTTATAACGGATTGCCTAAATATTCAACGGGTTCTTTTTATATGCAACTTACTTTAGCCGGGAACGCATGTTGTTGGAATACCCGCGCTGCCAACGGCGGCTATTATTTTGGTAATCCATATGACGGCATTATTGACATGATTAAGGCATGCGGTGGGAAGCCATTCGCGCGTATGAATGACGGTGGAAAGGGGACAGGCGGGGACTCTGCTAGTGGATTAGATGAAAAGATTAAATTGCCTAAGTCTATTTACTTAAATAATTCAAAATTTACGTTTTTAGGTGTGCATTTTAAGCGTTATAAAAATTGGATATTTATCAAATATCCCTTCGCTGACTTGCTAAAAACCGGCAGATCGGATGTTCACTCGGGTAGTGGGGCAGGTGAGATAAGTGGGGCTGGTAAAGATACAGACAAGTCAAAATTAGCAAAAGCTTTAAAACAATACTATTATTTAAGCGGGCGTGATTATGTATATGCAAATCGTAGACCACAGCAAAACCCTCGTGTTGTAGGTTGGGCGGACTGCAGCGGTATGGTTGGTTATATTTTACATACTGTATATCCCAGAATGTGGGCTGGTGGTTACATTAATACTGCTACTATGTTTAATTATGCTAGTTCACATAATTTAATAGTATGGCACGGCTCGCAGACTCAGCTTATTAGCCATATGAATGTGGTTAAACAAGGTGACTTTATTTTAATGGGCAACACACCTAATACAGGTGCCGGACTTGCTTCCCACGTCGTATGGGTTTATTCAGGTTCGGGCGCTACAGCTAAAGTATGTTCAATGGAAGGTCCAGGTTGGTTAAAACACCCCTTGCACTACTTTTTAAAAAATTGGTGGCTTCCCTATTCTGAACATCCGTATATGTATGTATGTAGATTAAAATAAAAGAGTGTTTCACATGCAACTAATTAAGAAAAACAAAAATAAAAAACTATTAAAAGAATTAGACAAGATAAGAAAAAACATCCCAGATGAATATAATCAAGTTAAGCTATTAAATTACTTATGTGATGATAAAGTTGACTTATTATTTAGTATTACTACCCGTGGTGATGGTAAAACATTTAATTTTATTTATGCACTAGCTAAATTAAGCGAAGCGTTTGATTTTACTACAATTATTATCGTACGCCATATGGAAGTAAGAAGCGCGATGATCCAGCAGATTGACGACGTATATAGAACGATGAGCGACTTTAATATAAATAATTTTAATTATCGCCTAAATATGGACTATGCAAAAATCACTTATGGAGAGAAAACACCATTTATTATCACGGACTTAAACAATGCAAACGACTTAAAAAACTATAGTGCGGTTTTACGTCATGCTAATTTAATAATGTATGATGAATTTTTAGCCGTAGGCGGCGAATATGCACCGCATGAATTTGATAAATTTAAAACCATCTTTGAAACGATGGATAGAAGTTTAATACCGCCAATGGAATATACTAATAATAGGCGTAAGGCGATATTTTTAGCCAACCCCGTGGACTTTTCAAGTGAATTTTTGGCACAATGGCGAATGTATCACTATTTAGAATCCCAACCAATGAATACAATCAAAGTATATAAAAATATGGCTATCGAACGGCGCAAGAACGATAAGCCGCACGAAACAAAAAATAATAATATTTTTAATAATAATACTAATGAAAGTATTCTAGGGGAGTTTAAAGTAAACAGTTGGGCTATTCATGAGCCAAAAAATAAAAATAATAAAATAACAGTTAAAACCGCTGATAAGTTTATTAATATTTACATTAACCCCGATAAGCCTATTTTAGAAGTGACTCCTTATGAAGAAAGCTATAATTATAATACTGAATTAGTAGACAATACTGACGATAGTAAATATTTAAAGCCTAGTTACTATCGAGATACTTTTTATAAGAAATACAATAAAGATGCTTATTATTTTGCCAACATGTATTCAAAATCTTATATCTTAGATAATTATGAAACTTTAAATATTAATCGCTTAGTTAGAGAAAACATTAATACCCATCCTACAGCGCAGCAACAAGACAAACAAAGACGCGATAGTGATTTACGATTATTAAAACAACGTTTACTAATGCAATATTTGTGATATAATAATTATGGTATTAATACCAAACACTCTTACTTAGGTTCATCTTACCCCCCTTAACTACAAAAAAGCTATGTTTCACATGAAACATAGCTTTTTTTGCTAGTGTATTTTATTAACTGAACCAACCCCACGCCTCACTTCTTCCGTTTGAATACCATTTTCTTACAGGTAAATAATATTCTCGATAAGTCTCGCCTTCATAGCTTGCGGGTTTTTCATATTTTCCATTTGATGGTTTGCCAACTCGGTAGTGGATCCAAGTATAACCGCCCTTCTTAATAATCGAGTCGTATTTTTGTGATTGACCAGGCCTAATCATACCTGTACTACGATTAGTTAATACCGGTGCTGAACGGCGATTTTTAATTTCGTAATAACTATGAAATTTCCCCCGCTCTTTGGTAAACCCTACAGGAAGTAAAGTTTTAGGATCAATATTCCACCAGGTTTCAGAATTCGTACTTGCTGTGGTTGGGTTTTCACTTGTTGTGCTTGTCCCTTCAACATCACTGCGCAATTGCTCAAAACTGATACCAATTGAACTTAAATACGTTTGTGGGTCGGTATGGTTTGTTTCATGATTGAGTCTTGCCCAATAATTATGGGTACGTACTTCTTGCGGCAAACCTCGATCAAGCTTTTTAGGTATCCCGTAAATATCTGCGAATTGCCTAATTAAATGGATATAGTTAACATATGCTTCTTGCGCGCGTAATTTGTCGTCAGGAAACTCGCAAAGTTCAATTTGAACAGGGCTATTTAAGTTAGCCGTTGGACCAGCCCCCCATGCTACATAACCCAAACTACCTACAATATAACATTCTTGATCATCGACTACTAAATGCGTATAAGCAAAGGACGTATTCCAATTATTTTTAAAATATTGCGCTTCCTCTCTAGCCGTTGCCCCAGGGGTTGCTGTTGAGTGAATAGTAATGAAGTTGTTGTTAGTTCTTTGTGCGCTCCCTTCATCTACGGCTAACATGAATTCTTTCTTGATCGGCTTTTTCACATTGTCCGCGTCATACCAGTAATCAGGGCTAGAAGATTCATTATATTCTTTATTTTTATAATAATTTACCGTAATTTTTTCACTTTCTGTGTTCGCATTTATGTTTTCAGCAGGTATGTCTTTTTGGAGGGGGTCAAGTTGATACCCATCTATTTGAGGAAAACTTGAAACCGAAATACCTGAAAAAGTAGACATCGGCGGTTGCCATTGTCCATATACTACCTTTCCGTTTACTTCGTCTATCGTCGCCCCTCTTGAAAAATGCGCCGCTTGAATAATTGGGTCAACCATTTTGAAACCTCCTTATTAATTGTTAGTCACAAAATTAATCGTTCTAGTAACGTCGCGCCCTAAATCACTTACACCTTCTGGATTTTGTTCCCCAATACCTTCGATTATTTTGTGAGTTACTGGGGTATTGAATGACTGCAAACTACTAGTAAATACAGTCCCGTCAGGCAGAACAGGCGTTGAAACGTTGTAACCCTTATTGCCAAGTTCATTTACCTCGCTATTTGTTTGCGTTAGGTCAGGCTTTTCACCCACTAAACCAGTCAACGTAACAGAACCGACAACGCTATTATTATTATCCTGGTCAATAAAGTTAATAGTAATACCTACACTAACAGCAGTATACATGATGTTTACGCTGGTTGACTGGGTATCGGCGTTTACTGTTTGTTCTGGTATTTCTTTAGGGTTGGCAACAAAGCCGTCGATATTCGGCGCATCATACTTTGCCCAGGTCCCCTGCTCGGGCGTCCAATTGCCATAACTAACTTTACCATTCACCATGTCTTTTGTAGCTGTACGCGTGAAGTGGACTGTTTGTTCAATAGGGTCTTTTAAATTTCTACTCATTATTAATATCCTTTCATTCTTATAATTCGTTGGATTCCTTACGATTCCTTGGATTCCTTACGATTCGTTGGATTCCTTACGATTCCTTGGATTCCTTACGATTCGTTGGATTCCATGATTGAATTTATCGTTCTGGTCACGTCGCGCCCTAAATCAGGCACTCCCTGCGGATCGCTTTCATCTACTTCGATTACATTATTTTCAGTATTGTCACCTTTCCAAAACTTCTCGGGTACTTTACCAGATAATTGGAATGTCGCGTTGACAATATCCCCTTTTAAATATATTCCTTTGTAGTGTTCGGAAAACGTGTACTTATCATTATAGCCATCTGCAAACGTTGCAAGCGTCATTTGATACGGGTCACCTCCGTATATTTGCTTATCATGGTCAAAGTTGTAACCAATCGTCCAACTTGCACGGGCGCTAACTGGTCTAATATGCGCTGCCCCGTTAGTTATTTGAATACTTTCAACATTCATATCATTTAAGAAGGCATACTCACCATTAAACCCAAATCCTAAAACGTAACTCTTTGGTGTTTTTGAAAGCGGCAATGCACCACCGTTTAATTCTAGATTTTCTAAATTATGGTTAGCATATGGTAAACGCACGTTTAAAGTTACATTGTTTTCGCCATAAATAGCCCCCGCGTGGAATGTGCCCCAACCTGTGGGTACGTCCTCACTACCATTATAATATTTGTGGTAAAAGTTAGCCTTCGGAATAGTCTTATAAACCCCGTTCAATCTATCGAGAATTTGTTTGATCAGCTTTGACAACTCATCAATTTTTCCAATTTCATCATTTAGCTTATCTCGTAAGTTAGAAATATCTTGCTTATTTTGGTCAATTTGATCTTGTAATTGCCTGCGCACGTCTTCTAACTTTTGCCGTAATGCAATTAGTTCTGGTTCTAGGTCTTTGACGTAAACTCCATTTAAGTCGTGGGCTGAATTAGTTGGGTCGTTTGAAAACTTGACCACACTACTTAAATTAATAATGTCGTCACCTTTTAACCAATCCCCCAACTTGGTCATATCAATGGTTGTTGTATCTGTTACTTTTACGTCGCGTCTTAATAATCCATTAATAGCCCAAATTATATAATCTAATTGCTTAATCCTAAACCCTAGATAATCATAATAGCTTTTCGCATTTGTGTTATAGTCCGCGTCGTCATCATACCATGGCTTAAAGTGACGTTTATCCCCGAACCAGTGCGACAAGTGCCATCCGTCTTTATTATATGACGGGTCAAAATTAGGTGGATAATTCCTAAAATGCTCAAAAAAATCTTGTGGTGTAAATTGATTATCTACCATGTGTAACACCTCCTTTAATTATTAGTAGTACCTGCTTTTAAACTAGCAATTTGTTGTTGCATTTCTTGTAATTGCTGCCCCATACTACTATTTACGCTGTTTACACTGTTTATTTCTTGCTGCAATTGGCTTTCAACCACTTTTGCCCTTTGAGTTTCACTATTAATATCTTGCTCTAATTGCTTTTCAACCTTTTCAGCCCGTTCAATTTCATTATCAATATCTTGCTGTAATTGGTTTTCAACCTTTTCGGCTCTTTGAATTTCATTATCAATATCTTGTTGTAATTGGTTTTCAGCCTCTTCAGCCCTTTGAGTTTCATTATCAATATCTTGATTTAAAGCAAAATCTGCTTCCTTTAACAAAATTGTCAAACTTGTAATAGTTTGGTTTACAGCTTTAACTGTCGTCTGAATTGATAACAATAAATCTTGGTTGTGCTGTCTATATAAATCTTCATGAATAAACTTACCATGATTTTTATACCATTTAAGAGGGCTGTCCTTTGTTAATGGCACTTCGCTTGCGTAAATGTTTTCAATAATATTTTTAGTTCTTTGCGTCATTTTCCTTTTCCTCTTTCATTTCATTAATGTCTTGCTTAAACTTGCGCGTAGCTAATTCCTTGCTTTCTATTTCTTGCTTGACCATAGGAAGCCCCGAAAAATCAATACCCGTAATATTATGTAAATGAGCTAATATACTTGTAAATTCAAAATATAATAACATTAATACTATTGTATCCACTCCGTTTTTTATAATTGATACTATATCATTAATTCCCTTAAATTCTCCCCAGTCATTAATATGCAAAGCCAATATCGCGAATACTAAAAAACTTGTTATCCCTAACTTACTGAATAGCCCTTTAATTCCATTCGCACTTGACCCATCTTTACTAAAAAAATCATGGTCAATAGTCCCTAATATAATATCAAGTATCATCATTAATACAATTAAAAATACTTCAAATTCAACTACACCTAAATTATCTAATTTCATTATAACACCTACCATATTTGCAAAAATAGCGCAGCATCAAATTCATCTAATTTATGATTATAAACATTGTCTAGTTGCTGTACAACACTAGGATTATTTGAACTTGAATTACTTTCCTGATGACGCGCGATATTACTTTTACTATGTCCGTAATTCGTTTCATCCGCATACGGTACATTTTCATCATCCAAGCTCAAGGCTGTTTGGTCTTGTGGTAAAGTAGCATTTGCTGTTCTGTTTTCATCTTGCTGGTTTTGACCTTCATTAGTTGACGCATGACCTACGCCATTAAACATGTCATTAAAATATTTGTATGTTTCACAAAACCATTGATTATTTGTATACATTAAGTTGACTAGCTTATTTCTGAATAAATCTATAGTTTGATATTTAATCTCACGATTAATAAAACGATTTAAAAAGACTTGCTTAAAAAACTTGTCTGCATCTTGGTCGCTTAAATAAGCTCCTCCGAAAATTGCTTTATTACTTAATTCTCGTATAAACGGTGTATATTGGGCTATTTGTGTAAGTAGTGAGTCACCCATTTCTCTAAATTGCCATGTCTCTTTATTAAAAAAAGCGTCATAACCTTCCTTTTCCGCCTCACTTGTTATCACTTCTAACAGGGTCGTTGTTGTCTTCATTTTGATTCATCCCTAACATACCTACTGCGTCTTTATCTATTGACACTGTATATTTTTTATTAAATCTTGCATTTAATAAATCTAATGCTTTTTGCCTTGACTCTAACCATACGTTACCATTCATGGTTACATATCCTAAATTACCATTAGCTTCACTTGCTGTTACACCACTTTCTTTGTCTACTGCTAAAACGTTAATCCCAAATAAAGCGTTTAACTCTGCTATCTTATTTTGATATTCCGTTTTTAGCTGAGCTAAATTGTTTGCTAAGTCTGTGTTATTTATTGTGATTAAATGATCTTCAATATCAAATGTTTTTCCTAATTTTACAAATGGGTTGCCGTTATAGATTGCACTAATCATTTGATTAATTGTTTCATCGCCTGGATCGCCTGTTAAAACCGTTTGAATTTTGGCTTGTATAACCAAACTAAATCTTGACGCTACAATCTCTGCTAATTCCTCGGCATAATGCTGAATAATTTGAAAATCATTTGTTAAATTAATTTGTTTATTCCAAAATACAACAAAATCCCCCGTCTGTCCGTTATCCCAATTCCATATTTCTAAAAATTGCTTGGTTTTTGCTCTTTCGGGTAATAAATCACTAGGCATTGTGTAATTAATCATATTACCCGTATAGCGTTTTGGCTTTAACAATAAATCAGGTCTATTATATGCAAACTGGTTATTATTAATATATCCTAATATACCTAGCTGCCCAAATTTATTAACACCAACCGCTACGCCATACCCTTCCCGTAAAGCAATCTCTAATGTCGCTTTATCAAACGGCTTAATTGAATAATAAAATAAATTCGCTAATCCTTCCATATATCTACCAATAAAAAAATCATAGAACTTATCGCGGTGTTCTATGACTTTTCTTGATAGATCACGAGAAAGCTCAACACCTAATCTATCATTATCTATCATTTTATTTTCTCCCATTATTCTGGTGCTACTTCTACGCAAACCTTGTTATAAAATGGTGAAATTGCCTTAAATGAATAATAATGCATCCAATAAGTATACTCATCCATTTCATTGTTGTAGAAATAAGTTGGCAATAACTTAGAGGTATTACGCTTATAATAAATACCGCGAATATCAAGCAGCATTGCGAAATCTTTGCTTTCAGGCTTAATCTCTTTAGCATTACTAAATGATGGAGCTTGCGTTACATCAAAAGTAAATACAACTCCCTTATTAAATACATCTCCCTCCTGAACTTGATAATCACCCATGGCTCTAAATACTGGAATGTCTTTAGATGTAACAGTTACATCATCTTCTAGCTTCCAGATACCTCCTAAGTCATCAAATGAAATAATATGATCAGTCAAATCAAGCCCTGAAATTTGAAACGTATTAGCTAACTTGGTATCAAGCAAGTATGTTTTAACGCTATCTGTGGTTAAAATTAACATATCTTCTAACGGTGTTTGCGTGGTATAACGCCCTACTGCTCCCCCGCTAGCTTCATTTGCTTGATTATACTTATCACTATTATTTTGTAAGTTAAGCATAAGTTCAAAAATCTTTGAACTCATTTCATCCATATCTTTAACCTTATATGTTAACTTATCAGGCACATGGTTCAAACCATAATCAATAAGCATTGCGCGCATTTCTTTTTCTTCATCTACGTTAATATCGCTGATCTTCTTACGATATACCGCTACAGCATACTTGATAGCGTCACCTAAAGTTGACCAGTTTAAACGGTTTTCGTTATCGTTTAAGGTGAATTTCATCTTCTTATGTACACCAGGACCATATAAACGCGTAGCCATCTTTGGATAATTACGCTTAAGCATTAATGTTTCTTCACGGTCAAGATTTAAATCGACGGGCACACTATCAAGAATTACATATTCTTCACTAAGTTCAGCAATATACTGTGTTTCTTTGGCTAAAAAGTTAAAACGATTGCCAAGTTCTACATTAATAAGCTTAGTAGATTGCAATTTTGGAAATAAATAGTGATTTACATATGTTTCAAATTGCGTACCAATATTATTATAATTAGTTCCTAAATTCCACGCTGCATTTTTATCTTTATTATATTCTGTCAAGCTCTCACTTAATGCTAAAGCTACTTGTTTTTTAGTTGGTTGTCCATTTTCTGTGGTAGCCATTAGTTAAGCCCCCCTCTTAATTTCGCAGTTAAATCATCTTGACTAGTTCCCGCGATACTCATTCCTGAATTAAGTTCTTGCTTCTTTGAAATTTTACCATCCCCATAATTAGAAGTCATCATTGACTTCATGGTATTTTCTTGGTCATTCATATTTCATGCTCCTTTATAAAAGATTTTCAAAACTTTCAACACTATCATCATTATCGTTATCATTCGTTTTCTCTGGTTCGTCGTCTTCTTTAGAGTCCCCATCTGAAAGCTTATTCAATACAGACGTTAATAAATCAACTACACTATCAAGCTTCTTATCAAGACCATCAAATCTAGCCAATTCGTTTGAATTATCACTTGTTTGTGGATCCATATCAACAGGCTTTTCAGTCTTTTCTTCCTTGGGCGCACTTGCGTCTTTATCTTTATCTGCATTTTCACTTGGCACGTCTTGCACTGTAGTAGGCTTTTCTTCTTTGCTTTCTTCTTGTTTATTTTCTTCTTGTTCCACGTGTAACACCTCCTACCAAAATAAAAGAGCCATACTCTTACCAAAGTATAACTCTTATTTAGTCAATTGAAAAGAAATTTTAATTTTAAACAGACGATTATAATTAAATAAACTAAAGGTCTACCCATTCAACGGAATAAAACTTCTTAATAGTTCCATCTTTTTGTTTAGAAAATGAATTAGTATATTCGTGTACTTTAATTCCTACTCTACCTTGCTTGATTGCATCAATAACTACACTATCTTGTAACATTTCTTTTACGTCGTCAACTACGTAATGCGGTAAATTGATAAGAATGTGGTCACCAATTGCTACGGCTTCATCACCAAACTTACCTTTACCATTTACAAACAAACCATTAATAGTATAAGGCTTATTACCCATTTCCTTTTTTAAATCCTTTAATGACACATAATTAAAATCTGTTGTATCAATCTCCATAAATGCGTTAGCATTGTTAAATTTACTCATTAAACCCATGATATAAAACCTCTTTCTATTTTTGCAAAAATACCACACGCGTTTCACGTGAAACACAATCTAATTTATTTTCATCAAGCCCTAACGACTTAAAATATTGAAACATTTCATCAACGTATCCACTACGGGTTTTTAATATTCTTTCTGGTTTTACTTTAAAATAATAAACCGTACTTTGTGGAATACTTGTATTATTTGAAATATCAGTCGCAAGAATAGACTTACAAGCCAAAAACTTGTAATCATATTCCGCCCTATAATTCTTCACTCTCATCACCTCACTCAACTTCACTTACAAGTATAACATTTTTTCCAAACTTTGCAAGCCTTTTTATAAAATATTTTTAAACACATATTCCTTTCTAAAAAAACACTTATATAGGTTTGCGCTTAAACCTGTTATATTCGCTTCTAAGAGCTTTTAACGAACCCTCGGATAAGTTACAGTCATTCCGCTCAACGTTGTATATAAGCCCCGTTAACAGCCCTCTCGCGCGTGATATTTGTATATAGTCTTCCGCTGGTATGAATTGGACTTCACTTCCCTCCCTACTATATCCACCCTCGTCTTCTATATCAATTACGCTCACAACATGGTAAAAGCCATCGTACTCCTTCACCTGAGCCGATTTAAAGCTTCTAAGAGCTTTATAAAACAGGTTAGCTAAATCATACTCATATACGTAACAACGTCTCACACCGTCTATACGGACCACGTAAGGCATGTCACGTCTTAAACGTTTAGGCAAATTAACTCTCATACATTTTCACTCCTTTCAACTTCATAATTAGTATAACACTTGCTACAGAAAAAACAAGACTAAAATAAATTATTTTTCGTTAATTTTCCCAATTTTTCACCGCAAACTTTTTATTATACCACAAATTTGAGGGGGTGTCAAAGCCAGTTTATGTACCCTCCTAATTT